TAATTGCAGCCATTTTAGTAGATTTTTCTTTATTTAGTAGGAATTACGTAGAGTAACTTTTAACTTTTAAGGATTTTGCTCTGTTGATAACAGGTCCAGTCTCGATACCAGTAATACCATTAGAAGTATTCACCGTATATGCTTGATTTTTGTTTCTATCGGTGAGTGTCAGTTTACCCCAACTATATTCACCATAGAAACTACTTGCTGCTAAACCGGTTAATCCATTCAAACTATTTACACTCACAACAACCTGAGTCACTGTGGTTGAACCAAATCCTGGAGTATCTGTTGTAACACCAGTGGTAACGTGAGCGGCTCTAAAAACTCCATCAATGTATGTTGTTCCAACACCAACAACTCCATTACTATCATCTAGAGATGTCAAACCATGTCCAACATTTGAATTTCTAATTGTAAAGAGATCACCTGTAGCAATTCCACTGGCAGTAATAGCGTTTGGTTGAGTAATGTCAGCATCTCTGAGGAATGAATCAACAGGGATAACAAGATCAAGTACGAGACCCGTTACAGCAACTCCTGCGAGTGAAGTTGTTCCAATACCAGTAATAATACCAAAGTCTCCAGCGTAAGAATCAATCGTGTTTGTTTCTGTCAAGAACGTTGGAGGTCCAATAAGAACAAGAGGATGTGTTGTTTGTGCATATCCAGTTCCACCAGTATCAACAGAGATGGAAGTTACTGTTCCACCAGAAATTGTTGCTGTAGCTGTTGCTCTTTGTGTTGTTCCCAATCCGACTGGATTTTGAATAGAAACGAGAGGAGCACTAGTATAACCCCTACCACCCTCAGAAATAACAATAGAGGTAACTGTGGTTCCAACCCCTACAACTGCGGTTGCTGCTGCAGAAACTTTCTCCGACTTATCAATAATTACAATATCTTTTTGGAAGTCGGTGCTGACTTTATTTTCATTCTTGGCATTAAAGAATGGTCTTACATTGTCAACATTAACGATTGTTGAACCAATACCAACAGACTTGAGGAGATATGTTGTTGGGAAAATATTGGCATTATAAAGTTCTCTATTTTTACTAATTTCCTTACCACCAACAACTCTGTCCTCAGTTTGTCTACACCATTTAACTGGTCTAGTCATTCTAGTGTTACCACTTAAACCACGTCCATCATATGGATTGGTATCAACAGAACTTGTGGAAGTAACTTCGCTGACTGTGCGAGTTTCCTCTTGTAAGAACTTAGTTTGATTAAGATTGAGAGGAGTCTGTTTGAGATCACGATCATATCCAATCGTCAAATCATCACCAACTTTAACAGTTTCAATAACTTCTCTGTCAACAACATCAGCACCACCAGTTCCTCTATAGAATATAACTTTAAGCAAATCTCCAACTTTAGGAGCCTCCTCAAAAGTTATATTACTACCACCTTCAAAGAAATAAGATTCGCCTGGGACTTGTAAAATATCATTAACAAAAATAAGTAGAGTATCTTGAACTTTTACCAGAGATCCAGGGAGAGCTTGAATAGAGAATGCATTTCCATCTAATGTTAATGGGAATGTTTTTCTAAATCCGTTAAAGAGATTTGAGAAATTATCAAGAACTTGAAGTTGACCAATAGACCATGCTGTAAATATGTCACCATCGGTCTCTTGAATAGTAATTTTAAATTCTTCAAAATCAGAAGAAGATGTGGTTGGGATACCGGTTGCTCCACCAGTTGGAAGTGTCAATATTTGACCAACTCCATAACCATATCCTGTGTTCGAGATGCTAAATTCAATTACACTTGAACCTTGACCAACCACAACATCAATTTTTCCCTGTGCTCCACCAGTTCCTGGAGAATCTGAAGAGTAAGAAAGTGGTATATTACTATAACTTAGGGGTTCATCAATGAGCACTCTAAGTAACTGATTTACTTTACCGCATCTTGCATAATTGTGAGGTCTAGTAGAAATACCGGTATTAACTTCAAATTGAGTGGTATTAATGACTGTAAGTACAGAAGTCCCATCAAAAGCAGGATCTTGACCACTAGCTGAGTTGTTATTTCCTCTAGGTGCAATTAATACTGGTTGTGCAATACCACCAGAGACATAGAAAGTAGGAACAGTGGAGACTCCGGCATTAACCGTGAATTGAGTTGCACTGGCAACTCCGGTTACTTTCGTTCCACAATAAACAGGATCTGTTGTTCTTGGATATGTGTGAATACCTGCGCCAAGAGCACATGTAAATCCAAGTCCAGTTAAAAGAACATCACTACTCTTTCCGGTGGTTGAGAGACCATGTGCGCCAGTGGTGGTGACTGTCATAATGCCAGTGACATTATTATAAATTGCACTTTGAACACCAACAGCCGGTGCATAGTCACAAGTAAATGCAATTCCAGAAAGAACTACCTCATTACCAACACTCAATCCATGTGCGGTTGATGTTGTAATTGTAGTAATACCAGTAATAGAAGTGTATCCTACATTAGAAATATCTCTGGGAACATAGAATACTCTAGAATCTGTCACAGCGACTCCAGTAACATGACCATTAGAGATCGCAGCAGTGCCAATCGCAACAATGTCAGATCCATTTAATTTTTCTCTTTGAATCGAGACATTTACAGTCTGTATTCCAGATCTATATCCAGAACCAGTATTTCCAACAGAAATAGATGCAATAGTTCCTGCAGCAGAAACAACAGCCGTTCCTCCTGCAGACACAAGTGGTTGATAACCAAATCCTGCAGAAGAACCAACAGAAACAATAACACCTCCCACAGGGATGTTTGCATTATTAACATCATAAGTAACAGAACTTGCAGTTCCAGTAAATCTTATGGAAGAAATTCCACTAGTTTCTGTAAGAGTGTAATCTCCGTTACTTCCTGGTAACTGGAATACGCTATTAATCAACAACACAGCATTATTTGTAGCTACGCCCGTTACGTTAGTTCCGTTACTTACAGTTAGATTAAAGTCTTTATCTTGACCAGTAAATTGTTGTGAAATATCATCATAGAGATAATTATCAGCATAAGTCTCTTCAGAACTTCCAACTACACCTGATCTTGTGAAGACTCTTCCATTGAAACTTGAGGATGTTGTTATACCAACGAAATCTCTTTCCGATGGTGGATTAGTTACAGTTCCAATTGGATTTTTACCATTTGGTGCCTCAATAAAGTTGAGATAGTTGTCAACAATGTTGTAATTACCTCTAATTTTAGTAACCAGAGCACCAGTTGAATGACCAACAATATTGGTTCCCATCCAACCTCTTTGGACTTTAATTCCATTTGTTGTGCCAATACCAACACCCAAAATCTTCATGATTTCGCCAGTGTCTGCAGCTCCAACCCTTACATAATCCGCACCAAAGAATGAAGTAATACCACTGAAGGTCATTATATCTTCTAAAATAGTAACAGATTTCGCTAACGACGTGGTTACTGAAGTTCCAGCAACCGGAGACTGAATAACATTGTCAATCGAAATAAGAACCTTTTGATTTTGATTCTTAGAGGTAAAACTGTGAGAGGTTCCAACACCAACGCTAGTCAGATCCAAAGGAACTGCAATTCTCTTGAGAGCATCCTCTGCAGACCTTGCTAACTTGATTTTATTGTCACTTTGCTTGATAACAAATACGGATGATGGTAATTGAGTTGTAGAACCAACACCAACAAATGTTGTTCTTGCAATACCAATTGTATGGGTGCCGATTCCTGTAGAAGGAGCGTATACTAATTCTTCACCAGTAACAAAGAAGTGATTTGGAATCGTAAGAGTGTTTTCCGATAGATCAACAATGTTTGTAGAAGAACCATCGATATTTCTTCTAAAAATATCTAAAGACTTGTGCTGTAAGTTAAACTGTCTCTTAATGGTGGTCAAAGTTCCTTCATACAGACTAAATCCGTTTTCAATACTGGCATTTTCACCAAATGTAATTTGAGATTCTCCACCTGCAGCTCTACCACCAGGAGTCACCGAAGTATTTTCTTCGGGTCTCAATGCGGTCATAATAGTTTTGACTTCAACATCCGCATTTGCATCAGGTGTAAATGTAACCTCAGTATAATTAGATCCATCATCAGCTCTTCTTGCACTGACTGTACCAAGTCCAGCAAAAGCACCAGATCCAACTTGTACATTTCCATATTCAATGAGTTGAACACTTTCTGGATCTTCATCGTTGTAATCATCAATGACAATCACCTCAGAGACTTCATATCTTCCATTTGTGGTATCAGAAACTTGAATGAAGCAATATGCAGCATCATATGTGTCACTATAACTAGCAATACCAACTTCAACAGGTGCTGATGTAGAACCTATGCTGGTTGTTTTTGCTTCAATAGAGCTAAATGATAATTCATATGTACCAATACCAGTGTAATTCTCTGTACCAAGACCAATTGCTAATGTGTTGACACTTACTGTGCTTATACCAGCATCTGGCGTATAAGTTAGATTTAAAGTGTTATCCGAATCAATTGTAGCCTCATATGTGCCAATATTACTTCCAGTAGAGAATGAATCACGAGAGTGAATTGTCAACTGACCATATTCCATGACGTTAACATTTGTACCATCATGAACCACAGTAACTTCGTCGTATTCAACACTACCATCACTACCCTGTGCAGTAACAAAAACTTTTGCTGATCTGGTTCCAGCAATCGTGGTTCCGATCCCTGCCATAACTGCAATATTTCCTGTTGCACCACCAGCAATTTCAACAGAAGACGATGCAATACTAACAAGACCACCAATAAGGTCTGTAGATTCGCCAATTACCGCACTACCAGAAGAGACTGTATCCGTTGTAAATCCTAAAGTACTAGAATCAAGATTGAAACTGAAAACAATTACATTATAATTGTTTAGTTCAAACTTATTAGGATAATAACGAAGAACGCTATCAGCACCCTCAATAACGTAATCAAAAGATCCCAAATCAAGTACAGTATCTACATCACCATACTGGTTGAGCATTGATAATCCTCGACCAGAGTCATGAAGACCGTTGATTACTGAAATCTGTCTTTCTCCAGTGTAGAGTCTATCCTGCACATAGGCAATAAATCTTTGAGCTCTACCATCAGTCAATCTTTGTCTAAAGACATCGTTATATGGAGTGGATCTTGGGTTATTGTTAAAGGTGTCACTAAAATCATCAATAGTCAGAACTCTGTTGCCAACCGATTCAGCAAAATCGGTTAAGAGTCTGCTGGCAAAATTAATTTCATCAGAATAATTTCTAGAACTACCTGTTAAGAAATTCTCAGAGACAAGATCAAAGTTTTCTACACAATTTAGACTTTCTGATCCAATGAGATCAATAACCCTGGTTACTTCTTGATCTGCGATAGGTTTTAGCGTTGTTGAAGACTCTACTGGTAATGCAGACTCAACTTGCAGATTTCCATATTTTCTAAATCCAGCTGCATGGTTGATTGTAGATACCACATCCTTCCAATCATCAAATTCAACTTTTGATTTGATTGAATATGAGAAACTTTGATAGTATTCGTTGTCATGAATTTTTTGAGATTCTTTATTCAAGAATCCTTTTTCATATTCCCAACCATTATCGACAATAGAGAAATAATCTAACTTATAATCAGTTTCAAAGGAAACTTTTTCAGTAATTATTCCCTTACTGCCAGTTTGTTGTGAGGTGACAGTTTCACCAACTTCAAAATCATTAGCACTTTCTATGACCAAATATTTGCTGTCAACATCCCATTCAAAGACTTCAGCAGTATCACCATCATTATTTGTAACATCTTCACCCTTTTGGAAAATGTTTGTTTTAAGTGTAGATGCAAACTGTGGGAAATCTCTTTCTCTAACCAAAATTCCAGAAGAATTGGCAGCATCAAGAACACCAGGTTCTCCATCTCCAGCATTCAAATAGTCAGACAAACTAAAGGTTACAACACCAACTGAACTTAGATTTTGGAATACCTCAGTAATTTCAAATCTTGCATAATCATAATTTTCTGAATTAAATCCGAGTCCAGTAGAACCAACACCAACACTAGTTCCCTCAACCAAAACTTTATCACCAACCTCAAGTGGGAAGGTGTCATTTGTACTAAACGCATCTCTAAGGGTTACTGTCACCTCTTGGGTTGAAGAATCATAAACAAAATTCTTAGCTCTAATGCCATTTGGATTTCCAACAGGAACAATGGTAGGTTCAGTATCGGACAGAGAGTTGGTATTTTCTAAAACATCAACGGTGTCTTGTCCAAGAACAAACTTAAGTTTAACATCAGGAATTGTTTTCTTAGTTCTACCATCAACAACAACTAAACTTGGTGCAGTGTTATATCCTCTTCCGAAAGATGTAACTCCAATTGATTCAAATCCAGTCAAAGGATCAAGCTTGAGAGTTTGTGGGAAGTTTGCTGTAGGTCTTAAAGTTAAATCAGATGGATAATCAAATCCAATATTTTCCACAGACAGTTTTTCAACTTTTCCGATTGTCGTACTTCCCGGTTCAAGTATTGCACCAGATCCTAAAGTTGTTCTGACAGTCGTGATTCCAGGAACCTCAGTATAACCAGCACCCTTGTCAGTTAACTTGACCTCAGTAATAGGGCCATATGCCGTTGTTGATTTGGTATCAAACGACATGACAGCAGTTGCAGAAGTATATGAAGATGCCTCTGGAACGGAGTTGACATCATATTTAAAGGTATTTGCTGAGTTTACAATTGCACTGTGATCTCCACTGTAAACACTATTTTGTATTAACAATGTAGAATCATTTTCTAAATTGTTATCTACAGTAATCTCTCTATTTACAACTGGATTATTAAGATCCAAAATTGGATCTAACTTGTAATACAGAACACTAGGTGTGTTTTGTTTTGTTCTTAAGGTAACTTTTGCGTCGGAGGTAACTCCAATAGTTCCAGTTTTTGTTACATCAAACTTACCATCATCATTAACAGATCCTGCACTTAAATACTCTTGTTCAAAATCACTATCATAGTAGAATTTTAAATCAAACGCAGCGTAACTAGTTGCATTCTGAGTGTAAGACAATGTAGAGTCTGACAAATCAAAATTAACAATCGAGTTTTTATAAAGTTTAATTGGAGGATTGACTGGGAAAATTTCTCCATTAGACGCAGATGCAATTCCAACAAAATTTGGAAGGGACTTAGTGGTTTGGAATTTATCTAAAGTCAATCTAATATTATCTTTATCAACCACATATGCAAAATATTCTTTATCTGACTCTAATCCATCAGCAGGATTGTCAGAAATGTGTATTACTTTTTGACCAGTTACAAGACCGTGATCAGACAGGAAAATAGAATTTGGTATATCAGCACTTCCTGTAGCAGTGCTAGTAGTAATTCCACCAGTCGTAAATGCTAATCCTGTGGAAATTGCCTTTCTGTTTGCCTTATTATAAATGAGGCTCTTGGTTACTGTATTTCTAAGATTTACATTGATGGAAACAATATCACCATTAGTCAAACCATGACTACCTGCTGCTGAAACTGTTACTGCATTTTTCTCAACAGTCCCTCTTACAACTCCAGGATAAACAGTCTTTAGACTATGATAAACACCTGTTCCAATTCCAAGGAAGAATACAAGACCTTGATGTGATGTTGATGAAGCAGAACCAACAAACTTTCCAAGAGTACTGAGACCAACTTTAACTGTTGATAATCCAATAAAATCAACACCTAATTTAGCAACAAACAATTCTGAGTGTTGAGACAACAACGTAGTGTTGGGATTTGTTGCTCCATTACCAACAACAGAGTTAGTTGCGATACCGATTGAAGATCCAGTATTAGTTTGATAAGTTACTACATCTCCAGTTTCCAATCCATGATTTGGGAAATATATTGCTTGAGTAGGAACAAATATTTGAGTCGCACCAGCACCTGGGTTTGCAATTCCCAAGGTAGTGCCAATTCCTACACCTGTACTTCCACTCTGAGCAAGACCAACTGCTTCTGCGGGGTTAAAATAATACTCTGCGTTAATTTTATTGGTAAAGGCGGTGTTTACTCCAGAGGCAGCGAAGAAAAGTTTTCTAGGCAGATCCTCTACTACCGTTGTAGCTGTATGAGAGGTTCCAGTTGTAGAGTTTTCTTGTCTTAGAACTCTTAATCTAGAGGAAACTTTATCAACATTAAGAACACGAACATTTTCATTACCAACTTTGAAAATATCATTTTCTTTGATATTTAAACCACCAATAACAGAAAAATAAGTTACAATTCCAGTAGCGCCAATATTATCAACTGCTTTTGAGAGTGCTAGTTTAGTTGTGCTGACACCAACCTTGATAGATGTATCAAGAAGAGAAGAACTTGTGGTTATCCCTGTTATTTGAATAATATCATTGTTGTTGAGATTATGAGAAACTGTGCTTATGCCTAAGAAAGAGTCTCCACTAGCAGCATAGAATTCAACATTCCTTAAATTAGTTGTTACTGCACTTATTGTTGAAATTCCAGGACCCGCAACTTTCGTTACTCTTGCATTAGCAACAAAACTACTATCAATTTCTTTGTCAAAAACAACTTTGTCATTAACTCTGTAATTTTGACCACCTGTCAAAATTCCTAAAGAATCAACAGAGCCTTTCTTGACAAAATTGATTACAGAATCTTGATCTATATCTTTATAAGAAGTTTTTGTATAAACATATCCACTATTTTGATTAGAAATAGAATATGGATAAGTATTTCTAATCCAAGTAGTTTTATTCAAGTCAATATCATCTTGATTCGACTGTTTTTGAGTATTGAATGGGTTTGGTTTTGAATTAAAGTTTTTGCCGATCAAATATGGGAATACTGGTTTTTTGAAATTCTTAAATACACCATCAGATGATGGAACAGATTCAAAAGTTGCAAAATATGCATAAGTTCCATTTGGATATTCAGGAGTTACGCAAAATCTTCCATTATTTTCATCGAGATAAGAATCATCATCATAATCTAAGAAAGTGAAGTCTTCAATAAAGAATTCGGGTGGGAACTCACTTGTGGGAGGTCTTCCTGTTTTTAAGTTTGTAGTATATCCAGATTTTAATTGTACAATAGAACCACCTGATACTTCTGCAAATCCAAAAGGACCGTAAATTGGGTGACCATCGTAAGCCCATCCAATAATTGGTGAGTGTGCATCAATATTTGTTTCAGTATTATTCGATAAGGTTAAATCTTTTTTACCGAACAAGACTGCGCCATCTGAATTTGATGCGTATAAGATTTTTCTAAGTTCTCTTGGTGCGTAAGTGTAAGAGCACTGAAGTCCTAAATCTTTGTTCGTTGGAGAGGATATAGTAACATCATCCGATTTTACATTCGCAAGGTTTTTTCTAAATGAGTTGACTCTCCAAGATTGAATATTTGGTTTAAAAGTTGCAAATTTTCCAGATTTAATTACGTCAAAAGAAGTTGTTGAAGAACCATATCCAGCTCCAGATTTAGTAACGTTGACGGATATAATTTTACCAGTTGAATCAGTCTCAGCAACAACTTCAGCACCTGTACCAATTCCAGTGATTTTTATCTCTGGTGTTGAATTGTAGTCTGTTCCACCGGCACTAACAATAGCATCTACTATTTTACCGTTAACTACAATGGGGGATATTACAGCTCCTCTGCCAGTGTTTAAATCAATTAAAGGAGATCTTTCAAAGTTAAGTATATCAGAAGATCCATAACCAACACCATTATTAGATAAGTGTATGGAAGTTACAGATCCTCTAATTATTGGTTTAAGAACTGCATCAAAGGTTTTTCCTTCAATAGAAGATATTCCAATTCTACCGTCTATAGTTACAGCAATATCCTGATAATTGAAAGTATGAGTTCCTACACCGATAGAACTAAAATTCTGATATTGCTTTGTATTATAGAAAAAGTCAGATTGAGTTGTTCCTACACCAACAGCAGATAATTTAAATTGATCATTGTTTAACTTAGTAACATAATATTCTGAGGAATTTGTCAATCCACCTACAGCCGTTCCATCTACGGTATACTTTAAAATCTCTCCACTTTCATAACCATGACCTTCAATATTGACAAGATTTAAAGACGTATCAATTCCAGATGCAACGCATGATGTCTTTTTATTTTGATATCCAGATCCAGGATTTGTTACAACAATAGTTTTTACAATAGACTTACCACTGTAAGAATTTAAAGATTGAATACCTTCACCAAAATCAGTGAATGTAATGGTGCTTAATCCAACAGAAGCGTCATCGACATTTTTATGAAGTGTGATTGTATAATTATCCTTCACATTCACATAGTATGATGAATCAGAGGATAAACCAACCAATGCCTTTTTACCAAAGGTCTTGTATACGACTCTCTCACCTGTTCTAAACTTGTGAGATGTGGTGAATCCAATTGTAGACGTATCGACTCCAATCCTTGCCGATCCTATTCCAGAAGCATCAAAAGAAACTTCATGAGGAACAGTTGTTAATTTTGCCTCTGCAGTCGCCCCACTACCATTACCACCACTGATTTTAACTATCGGTGCATCTAAGTAGTCGAACCCGCTATCAAAAACTTTTATTTCTTTTACACTTCCCTCTACATGACAGAATCCTGTAGCCGCAGATCCAACGGAATCTGTGATTCCTAAAGCAGGTGGATTAATTACATCATAATCCTCACCACCATTAGTAACTTGGATAGATTCTACAGCACCATAATAACAATAATCATCCGACTTATAATTTAAAACTTCTACACCATTAACTAAAATTCCAGTATAACCAGATTGAGTTTCATGAACCTTTCCATCAGTTTCTGGATGCTTGATTTCTCTGAGTATCTTTTGTGCTTGTATCTTTTCATTATAGTACTCAAGTTTTTGAATATTATTCTGAGAGATAGTTACAGTATCTAATCCCCCACCAACAACTTTAACAAAAATATCGTTGTAGATATTAGATCTACTTTTTGCTAATTTTACCCTATTCGCATCTACCCTTTTTACAAAATAAATTCCTTCAGGAAATAATTCACTTATAACATAACTTTGTTCAATTTTAACACCTTCGGAGTTAGTTGTTGTAACTGTTCCCTTTTCTGGCTCATAGTAAACAGCATCACCAGTATAGAAATTATGATCAACACCATCCGTGATTTTTATCTCTTCACTATCAGATACAAACTCACCACTAAAAACATATTGCTCAATGTTTGGATTTAACTTAACATCAGCGTTTGATGGCAGTGATGTCGAAGATACTAAAACTTTAGAAGAATTTGGATCATCGATAATGATGTCATGAGGAGTTGAAGTGTGCTTTGCACCAACCATCCGAACACCAGTTTCTGGATGTTCGTGGGATGGACCGTAATAAGTTTTTCCGTTAACCGTACCAAGATCTGGTTTTAAATATACATTCTGAACATTAGCAGTTAAAATATTTAAATCCGAATGAAGATCAGAATCAATCTTAGTAATTTTTCTAGTTACTTTTTTAATGTCACTAGTATTAGTGATTCCAGTGCCTCTAAAAATACAAGCAGTTTTACTGAAAACATCAGTAACCACAAAATCATTTGCTAAAGTAGTTGCAAATTTATCAGTTAAATTTAACTTGTCCCCTATTCTCAAAATATGAGAATCTTTTGTTTCAAGTCGATATGTGCTATTAGTAGCATCAACTAATGTCAAAGATTTTACATCATAGAATTGAGCTGTATTAAAAATCCAATTATTAGATTTAATATCTTTTGCAACTTTTCCTAAAGATTTAATTTTTACCTTAGACCCCTTTTTCTGATAATATGTTTGAGGGGGTATTTTGACATCATTTAAAACAGATCTAATTTTTACACGAATACCATCTACAACATCATCATCAGATGTGTATGCATAAGTGTTTTGATCTATAAAAGATCCATCAGAAATGTCATTGGTTATACCAGTGGTATTAATTCCTAAAAATTGAGTATTAGTTTTTTCAGAATATGTGCAAATTCCAGTTGTCCCGTTTTTATAATTAAACGTTAAAGTTCCAGATTTTGGAAATCCAACTGTAGAGTCAACATCCAAATATGATTGACCAACTCCAACATTTCCTATGATATATGTTTTTGCATGTGAGGAAAAATTACCATAGAGGAGTGTGGTGGCACCATCATTTTGATTTAAGGAACCATCAATGCTAATTTTATAATATGTTGAATCGGTGCTGACTCCAGAGAATATTTTTTCAACATGAGAGACTGGAGCATAAGCTTTTTCAATATTTTCAAAGGTATCTTGGAATAAAGTTCTATTCAACAGTTCAGTTGGATCACCAAGTAATGGCTCAACAATTAAATCTCTACTTTTTCTGAAATTAGCGTCCGATGGACTAATAACATAATCGATAGGACGAATTATTTCCGCATTTTCGCCATATAATGCTTTAAATAGGATTTTAAAGGATTCATCAGTTCCTCTGGATGAATAAAAATCCTTTGAATTCCTTATAAATTGAACTTGATCAAGTTCGGAGTATAAATCTTTCTCTTCAAGACCACTTAAAAGTTGAACTTTAATTTTTTTAAGAAATTCTTCTAAAAATAAAATATTTAAGTTTTCTACAGTAGTTCCTACCTCATGGATATCAGACTCTGTTGCAGAAAAAACTAAATTCTCTGGATCATCACTATTTTCAAAAGAAGTTACTCCACTAAAACCTCTAACGCAATTTTCAAATGTAATACTTGTTTTGCTTTCATATAAAATGATTTCATCTTCAATTTTGATTAAACCATTCGTATCAGGAAATCCGTCAGTGTTCTGAACGTAAATATTTCCGTCTCTAAACGCATCAAGGTTATATGTAAGGGTTGTTGATTTTACAACGTTGCCGTTTGAGATTAATTTGATGTAAGAATCAATATTTTGAATCAAATCAAGTGGCCCACCCTGATATTCTTGACCAGAGTAGTATTGAGATAAAAACTCACCAATTAAAGGAAAATCCTCTTTTACATAAGAGGGTAATTGGCTCTTAACGACTTGACTAAGTTGTACTCTTTTTTCTGTCATTTTGTTTTTATCTTACTATGCTTCCGTTGGTATAACTGGGGCTTACGGTGTAACTTGAACCTGATGGATCTGAACCAGAACTAATTTGATCAATAATCATTTCAACAGAACTCGTATCAAGTTGTAAATAAAGATCTTGAAGACCGATAATATCATTTGATAGAGGAGTTGCTGATATTTCTAAGACCTGTTGACTATCTTTAGTTTTTCCAGAAGTAATTTTGATTGGATTTAGTGTAATACGACCGGTTTCGTAATTAACACTACCAACGTTTCTTCTTCTTAGAACAGGTGTTACTGAATCAGGAGTTGCAAGAGAGAATAAATTGATTGTTCCTGTCTTTTTGTCTGAATTGGGTAGATCACTAAGATAAACATCTTCTGTAATATCTATCACCTTAAAAGAAGAGGATTTTATGTTGTAACCATTCATGGACTCAACAAAGAATGGGTTTCCAAAGTCGATTGCATATTCAGCAAAGGTATCAAGTGCCAACCTCAAGTCTCTTCTGATTTGAAGGGTTGTGATATTGGATGTTACTGATGCATGACTTTGATCAATAGTCTTTAAAAATTGACTATATTTAAATCTTGCGCCATATCTATTTAATTCAGATGATTCGGAGTACTTTGTGATATTATCTTGAATTTTAGAAGCAACAAAACTCGCATTTGGTGCTAAATTTGTGTTATAGTATACTTTACTGTTGGTTTCAACATAAAGATACTTGAGATCTAGAATTTCGGGTACAATTCCAGCGACGGAGTATTTTCTAAGATCTCTTTTTATATTTTCTTTGATAGAATTGGGAATAAAGTCGCCATTTCTTGGTTTTATGCTAATAAAGACTTTTCCGTATTGTGGTGGAATCAAATCTTCTCCACCATAGACCGAAATAGACTCAGCTTCGGGATAAATTTTGTTTGGAATCAAAATTTCGTAATCATTAGCAGTCAGAGCTCTATTTTGAGTGGCATAAATCTGTGGTGCGTACTTTTTAACAGAATCTACGCTTTCAATCGGTTCTCCGCCACTTGATGGTAGTGTAGAACCAATTAAAGATATCCCACTAGTGATATTATATTCAGTGCTTCCCTTTGTATATGCTAATCTACCACTAAAAGCAAAACTGCTGACGC